GGGGCGTTAATGAGATAGGCACCTTAAGTTATAAGTATATAACCTAAGGGAATGCTAATTTCCTTTATCGTCGCGTGCCTTCAGGAGGTAAATCAATAAACCTCCCCTGGCAGTGGCTATATAGGGAAACTTGTTAGCTTCTCTCAGTTAACCTACGTTGTCTTAGACAACTAACTTAACTGGAGAAGTAGTCATCGTAAAGAGTGGTCGCATCTTATTCGTTTTAAGAATAAAGGCTAAACTCTTTAATGGTGAGTCTACTCGCTCCCGATTCTTAACAAGACCTTTGAGTTTCTCATCAGCTCGTTCGACGAGCTTAGAGACCTCAACAAGACGATCCATTTTGTCATTTAATAAAATGAGCTCGTCTATAGTCTTATTAAGAAGCATCTTATTCACTTCATCAAAAAATGAGGTGTCCCCCATCCATTGCCTGACTATACTCAAGAGCATAGTGTAGGTAGTTTGATATTCTTCCCAGTCGGGAGGAAATCCCAGACTATCGTGGGATGAAAGTCATTCTACCCTACACGGCTCAGGGATATGCAGACCAAGGCTGGAAATAACCTTTTCGACCAACTTTTCTTCGACCATCTCTATAGACGTTAATTCAAGATACTTAATTTTCATTAATCTTTTGACTAACGCTATTTTATATCAAGGTTCATCATTAAACGCAATGTCTTTGATCAGTTGATCATTACGTTGCGGTAACGGTAAACCCTTGATAAGGTGGCTGAGTACTAGTTCTAGATAACCGATTGGAAGGTTCTCCATAGAGGATTTAACTCTTCTATTTCAATTTTCCACCGGAACTATGAGTAAAGATAAAACTTCCTTATAACTAAGGTTGTTCTTCTTTACAAACATAGATATCAGAGCCAGTAAACAGAATTTGTAATCTCCCAGAACTCAAGTATTCTTACGAACTATGTTCCGTACATAGTTAATAGGATTCTTGATGTAACGACTATTAAGAAGGTAAAAACATATGTTTACCCTTCCCATATTCGTATTCTGAGAGATAAACATCTTTCAAGAAATTGGTGATAGGTTTAACCCGTCTTTAGCAAAGACTTTTGCAAACTCAAAAGAAGCATTGTTAGCAATAACAGATTTCGATTGGTTAATAGACACACCATACCCTTTCATAAGGGCAAGGTATGTTTTAGCAACATCTTCGTCAAAGATGACAATGTCGTCACCTAATAATTCATAATTATCATATCATTCCTGTTTGGACAAGACTGTCCGACAAGAGCGAAATGCTAACTGAACTATAAAGTGATGGGTTACTGCCAGCATTGCCCAACTGGACAGTGCTCCCATAGGTTGTCCTACAGCATAACGAAGAGTTTGACAGATTTTAACTCCGTCAATCTCTGTCATTAGTTTGTAGTCTCGACCTACTAATAGATCTTTTCAAGCAGTAGCCCCTAAATCTCCAATTAAGGAGGAAAGGATTGCTACTTGTAGATCTATCGGGAGTCTGTCAGTTGCTGCTGAAAGGTCATAACCGAATGATTGACCTGCCTTTTTGGCTTTCTCCATACATCTCTGTACGGATAAACCCTGATTGAAGGTTCCATCATTCGGTAAGCCCTTTAAGAAAGCAAAGAGCATTTCATGTAGCGGTTTTAGACTTGATTGAGTTCAAGAATCCACTAATGCGAATACTCTTATCTTTCCAGCAGCTTCTTCCTTAATAGCAAGTTGTCCCATTGGATATAATTCAGACTTAGAGTCGATGTTACATCCACGGAACGTCTTAGTCTCACTTAAATAATAAGAATACGTTCATAAACGTTTCTCGTTAAATGAGTCTAATAATGTTCTAAGGGGTTGTAGGAGTCCCAGGGATTTAAGATCTCATGGGTCCGAACACAACCCTCTTCAGGACGACTTAGCTGTTGGAGAAGAAGTCTCAAGAGGTAGAAATCCATAATCACGTTCTAATATTTCTTTATTGAAACGGAAAGATTGACTCGAGGCAAAAACCTTTAGTCTCTCAATCCCTTGCAACAAGAGAAAATTATCACCTGAAAATGGATCAGTGATGGTTTCCAATTTAAGCTTCCCTGGTACCCGTATAACTCTGTAAAGAGCATACAAAGTGCCTCAGAAACGAATATGGAAAGCACTCCCCGAGAGTATAGCTCTACGGTCATCCAACGGTATTCACCGAGGGAGTCCCGAGCTAGTCAATCTTGGAAGAGGCAAATCCGGTTCTAACTCGCGAAGAGTTTTGAACGGATTTCCAGCCACTGCCTTAAAGATAGCAAGCTGACCAGCTTTCAAGTATTTAACTGTAGTTGTAGCCCCATGATGCTTTTGCATCTGAAGGATATACTTACAGAAGGATATAAGAAGTTTAGTCCGTTTGGCTAAGTTCACTGGCGAATCAGAACAGGCGAGGATTACTCTTCACCCAATCTTATTCACCAGCGCTGGTAACTCAAATGAGTTACCGAGCGACACCATAGGTTCATGGATTATTCCATCTCTGAAAGAATTAACAATTGAGAAATAAGAAATTGATTTTTTATAATTATTTATAATAAGTCTTTTCATGTTTTTCTAAAGTTAATCTTTTGGATTAATGTCTGGTACCTCTTCCTTAAAGAGGGTTTGGAATGAATAGCTACATTCTCAGTCGCAGTAGCAACTTCAAATGCATCACCCAGCCTTTCGGGTAGGGTCATCCGTATCAGTCCATAATATATGTCCTAACCCTTATATGAGGAGAACTGCAGACAGGTTTAAAACCATACTGAGCCCTCATAAAGGACGGAATACATTATGTAAACTGACTTTCCCGTAAGAGGGAAAGGGGTGTAGACACTAATGGATAAGCCAGAACTTATTCCGCTGTTCTCCTTTACAGGAGGACGGCAGGTTTAGAACTGCTCACGTCGACCAGAAGAAAGTGTAAACACTTACAATGTTTTTTTTGTAAGTGTCTTACACCTTCTAGCTGACCTAGGCTATTCTAAAGAAACTCTGCTACGGTAGACAAATCGCTTAAAGCGACCTACCTAGATAGTTTCGTTTCCTAGAAATAGGAAACCCCCAAAGAAATACATAAGTATTTCTTTAAAGGTTTTTTTTAAAATAGATTAGTTTCTAATAAAATGTCTTTTTTTTTAAAATTTAAGGCATCAGTTTCTTGAAATAGGACGAAACTGGACTATA